TTGTCTTCAGGCTATGCTCTGAAGGCACAGAATTGTGTTATCGATAGATATGGTCGTATTGGGGCTAGGCGTGGCTGGACACCTGTAAACTCAGCAGTCAACACAGACTTAGGTGCCGCTAACGCTGTAGAATTCATCTTTGAGATGATTGATGTTGGTGGTAACCAGACCATCAGTGCCGGTAATAACAAGTTATTTACTGGCACCACAACGATGACTACCAAGACTGTCAGGACACAGGCCAATACTGCCGATGTGTCTTACACAATAACAGGCAACAACTGGCAAGCCGCAGCTTTGCCCTATGGTGACGGTTCTGATGCTGTTTCCCATGCCTATATGGTGCAGACAGGACACCCTGTACTGGTCTTCCACAACCTGCCTACTCCAGGCACTGGCGCTACCTTTTCTGTGGCTACGATTAGCGGTGGTGGCGGTACTGGTCCAATAGCGACAGTAACAGTCAGTGCTGCTGGCTCTGGCTACAATGTTGGCGACATATTGACACTAGCAGGCGGTTCTGGCTCTGGGGCTAAGTTAACTGTAGCAACCCTTAGCGGTACTGGTGTAGCCACTGTGACAGTCTCTACTGCCGGTACAGGGTACACAGTTGGTAATTCTTTGACCAGCACAGTCACCACTATTGCTAATCCACACTCCCATGCTGGCTCTTTTGGCTTTCAGCAGTTAGGTGATGTTGGCACACTACCTACAGGCTACTCCATAGCAGACTTTAAGCCTAACTGTGCCTTAGCTGCTTATGGTCGTATTTGGATGGCAGACCTTGTTGGTGATAGGCAGACTGTGTACTTTAGCAGACTCTTGGACGGCTCTGACTTCCAAGGCGGCGACTCAGGCTCTCTGTCGATCAACTCTGTGTTCCCTAACAATGACCAGATTATCGCTCTAGCGGCCCACAACGGCTTTCTAATCATCTTTGGTAGAAACAACATTGCTATCTATAGAAACCCTATAGATGTCACTACCTTGGCCTTAGAAGACTTTATCCCCAATGTAGGCTGTGTTGCTAGGGACTCTGTACAGAACACAGGCACAGATATTATCTTCCTGTCTGACTCTGGTGTGCGTAGTCTCCAGCGGGTTATCCAAGAGAAGTCCCTGCCTATGCGGGATATGTCTAAGAACGTCCGTGATGACCTTATTTTAGCAGTGGCCTCAGAGACAGCTAGCACCATCAAGTCTGTCTATTATGACCGGGATGCCTTTTACCTACTTACTCTTCCAGCAACTAAGGTTACTTACTGCTTTGATATGCGAGGTGCTCTACAGGACGGCTCTGCCCGTGTCACGATATGGGATAGCCTTGATCCAAAAGCCTTGTTTGTTAACCAATCCAAAGAACTGTTGTTAGGCAAGCCTGGTTATATTGCTAAGTACTATGGGCACTTAGATAATGCCTCTACCTACCGGCTACAGTATTATACTAACTACTTTGATTTTGGCAGCCCAACAGCCTTAAAAGTCCTTAAAAAGATAGGATTTGTGGTTATTGGCGGGTCTGGTGACGCTGTAGCCATCAAATGGGGCTTTGATTACAAAGAAAATTACAACAGCGAAACAAAAACACTTGACACCGGCTCGGTTTACGAGTATAATATAGGGGAATACAACATTGCTGAATTCTCCAATGGTGTCGTCCTAGACCAGTTCCAAATCAACGCAGGCGGTAATGGATCTGTCCTACAACTAGGATTAGAAGCAGAATTAAATGGTGATCCTCTTTCTATTCAGAAAATCGATGTCTATGTCGCACAAGGAAAAACAGTTTAAGGAGATGTAACTTGTCAAATTACACAAAAGCAACTAACTTTGCATCTAAGGATGCTCTCAGCACTGGCAACCCAGCAAAGGTTATCAAAGGAACTGAGATTGATGCAGAATATACCGCCATTGCCTCTGCCATATCATCCAAGGCAGACAATAATAGCCCAACACTTACAGGTACTCCGTTAGCGCCTACAGCTTCATCAGGCACTAATACTACGCAGATTGCGACCACGGCATTTGTAGCCACTGCTGTTGCATCCAGCACTGCTATAGTTTCTGAAAGAACAGCAACCGCTACCTTAACAAATAAGACCATCAGTGCCGATAGTAATACCCTGTCAGGCATTGCTGCTTCTTCTTTTGTGTTATCAGACGCTAGTGGTAATATTGACGGTGCAGCATCGCAGAAAGCAATTCCTAGTGGTGCTGTAGTTGGTACCAGCGACTCACAGACACTGACTAACAAGACTATCAATGCTTCGCAGTTAGTTAATGCTTCTATCTCTGCTGCTAAGTTAGACGGTGCTCAATCAGGTTCTGCTCCTATCTATGCAGCTAGAGCCTGGGTAAACTTTAATGGCATCAGCACTGTTTCTATCACAGGAAGCGGCAATGTGTCAAGCATCACTGATAACGGAACTGGCGATTACACAATAAACTTTTCAACTGCATTGCCAGATACAAGCTATGCCGTATGCGGGTTTTCGGTAGCATTGTCATCATCAAACATTACCGGCGGTTCGATAGTTACTTACTATCCTAGCGGAAGTAGCACTTACCTGCCAAGCACTAAAACCACCGGTGCTGCTAGGATTTTAGTTGGAAACCCCAACAGTGGATCTATGACAGATGTTGGTGACATTTCGTTCATGGTATTTAGGTAATCAACTTAACAGAGGTTTTTATGAACAAAAGAATAATTTACCCAACAGATAACGGCGGTGTAGCCGTAATTATTCCTTCTGACTGTGGTCTGACTATTGAGCAGATTGCAGCCAAGGATGTTCCTGCTGGTAAGACATATAAGATTGTTGATGTATCCAGCATTCCATCAGACCGTACATTTAGAGATGCTTGGGAGTGGGTAGAATGATAACTGTTAATTTAGAAAAAGCAAAAAACATTGCTAACGATAAACGCAGGGCTGCTCGTTCTGCTGAGTTTGCTCCTTTGGACATCAAAGCAACGATACCATCAGAGGCAACGGCTGCTGAGGCAGAGCGTCAAGTCATTCGTGATAAGTATGCACAGATGCAGCAAAAGATGAATGCAGCGCCGTCTGTGGAAGAACTAAAAAAACTACTGCCGTAACTGTGAAGTTAATGAATAGCGAACAAATAAAAGAGTACCTAACTAAGTCTAAAGATACGGAAATACGATTAGACAACTTAGTTGAAAATGAGTATGGTTTTATGTCTTGGACGGAGCATGATGATGCTCTAATTGCTCTGCAAGTTTATGGTGATGGGCATTATTGGAATATCTATCTCAATGAACTAGCAAAGCAGTTAGGCTACAAGAAAATAATCATGGGCACCAAGCGTAATTACAAAGCATTTGAGAAGAAGTTTGGATTTAAACTAACTGGTTATATTTTAGAAAAAGAGGTAATCTAAATGGGTAGCGCAATAGGTAGCATAGCTGGATCACTCATAGGAGCACGGTCTGCAAGAAAGGCAGCGGCAAGTCAAGCAGCCGCAAGCCAGTATGCAGCCGATGCTCAAGAACGTGCTGCTCAATTAGCAGCCGAAGAGTCTAGATTTAGACCTGTAGGTATCTCTACTAGGTTTGGACAATCACAATTTCAATATGGTCCTGAAGGTCGTCTTAGTGGTGCTAGTTACACTACAGCGCCAGAGGTGCAGGCACTTCAAGACCGTTTGTCTGCCCTTTATGGAGATAGTCTAGGACTTGCTGAACGTGCTGTAGCACCTTCTCAGACCTTGTTTGGTCTTGGTCAGCAATACCTAGCAACAACACCAGAACAGGCTCGTAACCAGTATCTGCAAGAGCAGTATGCAATGCTTGACCCTATCCGTCAGCGTGAAGAGCAACGCTTAGGCGCTTCTGTATTTGGTCGTGGTCGTGCAGGCCTCAATATTGGCGATGTAGGCCAGCCTGAGTTGGCTGCGTTGGCTACCGCAAGACGTACACAAGACCTGCAATTGGCTGCACAGGCAGAACAAGAAGCAAGGAATCGTATTAACTTTGGTACTGGATTGTTTGGTGAAGCCGGTAGATTACAGACATCGGCCCTGGCACCATTCCAGACTCAGTTTGGTGTGTCTCAGTTGCTTGAGCAGGCAGGTCAGCAACCTCTTGACATCGGTGCTCAGTTGGGCGGCAGAACAGCCACGGCAGGAGCACAGGCTGGTCAATCTCTCCTACAGGGCGGTTTAGCAGCAGCACAGACCAGACTTGGTGGTCAGTTATCGCAGATTGGTACTAGGAATCTTGCTAGTCAAAACCTAATGAAAGACTTTTTTGGAAGTCTAGGATTTGGTCAACAACAAGCACCAGCACCGCAATCTATGGCTACTCCTGGGCCTAGTGTCTATAATCCAGAGGTTTCTGGATACTATGACTATGGACCAACACCAGAATCTGTAATGGATTACAGTGGTGGTTACAGCCCTTACTAAAGGAAATACAAATGGCAGAGCAAACATTATTTGGTTCTTATAATCCTCAGTTGATACAGCAGGCTATCGAGGCTGAACGTGAGCGTGGATTACTAGAGCAGGCTAAGTTAACCCCTCAGCAGATTATTAATCTTGGTGCTGCTAGATCAGGCCAGCAAATGGGTCAGGCCTTGGGCGGCGTTGTCAATACTTTATTTGGACTTCCCTCGGTGCAGGACCCAAGACTACAGCAGGCTCAGTTGGGTCAGCAGGCCTACCAAGAAGCCTTACAAGCCTCAGGTAACGATGCTTCTTCACCAGAATTCTTTAAGAAGTTATCTTCTTCTGCGGCTAGGTTGGGTGTAACTACCTTAGCTCAACAGGCGGCTCAACAGGCTGCTAAGTTAGAGGCTGAGCAGATGCAGGGCTTCCAGAGAAAGGCTGCTGGTATAGCATCCTTGGCTCAAGCAACTAGAGAAAAAACAGAAGCACCGCTAACCATTGCTGACCGTACTCGTCTAAATGAGTTAGTACGACAGTTTGGTACTGATGAAGGCGCTAGACGGTTTAGACAAGAACGTGATGAAGCAGACCGTAAAAAAGCCGCTGCCGGTGCTCCTCCTCAGACACCCACAGAGAAAGCAACATTACCGGGCAAAGCTACACAACTTGGTAAAGTTGAGGAAGCTGCTCTTCAAGGCGCTAAAACAATTGAAACAGCCAATTCTATTGACCGTGTTTTAGATACAGCATTTACTGGCTTTGGAGCAGATGCTAAACTGCGTGTTGGTCAGATTGCAGAAGCCTTTGGGGCTACCGTTACTGGGACATCCGACACAGAGCAATTAAAACAGTTGCTTGCTCAGTTAGCGCAAGGACAGGCTCGTAGTCTTCCGGGTGCATTATCTGAGAAGGAATTGGCATTCTTGCGTGAGGCTATCGGAACTGGTAACTTTACTGTTAATACTTTACGGACTGTTACTAAACGTCTTCGTACAGATGCGTTGGCATCTGAGATTGAGAATCAAGGTGCTCAAGAATATATTTCTAGTGGTGGTGATTTAAATAAGTTTAACTTTGTTGAAAACCGTAAAAAAGCAATAGACCAGGCTAAAAGGCAAATTAGTGAGCGTGAAGCCAAACAAAGACGGATAGATGAGTTGCGGAAAAAACAAGGAGGCCAGTAATGGCGTTAACACCCCAAGAGCAAGAAGAACTAACAAGGCTTGAAACAGAACTTGCTGATTCTGTTATGGTCAGAGGTACTAGGCCAAAAACACCCGGAGAAGAGTTTAAACAAGCGGTTGTGGAAAGCCTACCATCATTAGGAGGGATGATAGGTGGTGTTGCTGGGGGTTTACTAACAAGAAGTGTTCCTGGCGCTGAACTTGGTTCTGCTGCGAGCGCTGCTGCTATTCGTAGCATGATTGGTGCTGGCTTAGGCGGCGCTACAGGCGAAGCGGCAAAGATGGGTATTGAAGGTATTACACCATCTGTTAGATCAACCTTAGGTATTCTTCGTGGTGGTGTTGAGCAGGCTGCTTATGACGGCATAGGTAATCTTGTGTTTAGTGCCGGCGGTAGGGCATTTCAGATCACAAAAGATGCTTTGTCTAAAAGGTTTGCTGGAACACCGCCAGAAGATGCTATTGTAGCTGCTCAGAAGTTATTACAAGAGGGCGGTGGAACACTAACACCATTCCAAGCCACTAAAGATTCTTGGGCTGGTTTTAAAGAATCACTTGCCAGAGGCTCCTT